TGAAGGTGCAGTTTCAACTGCCCCTACATATACTAGAGGTGGTGCATCCATCACTGTAACAGAAACAACTGCTGGTGTTACTGGAGTTGCTGCTTCGGAAAATGTTGATTTTCATGGTTCAAACTGGGACACACAAGCAACAATATCTGGCGAAGACTTTGCAACTGGACAAGATAATAGTGCAGTTGAAAGCACATGGTCATTTAAGGAGGGTGTGACTTCAAGCTCTCTGGGAACTGATGATGTCCTTCGCGGATTCGATAAGTTCGAAGACGTAGATAACATCGAAGTTGACTTCCTGATTGCACCTGAGTCTTTGACAGACGGAACAGCGACAACGGTTGTAAACGACCTCGTAGCAATCGCTGGAACAACTCGTAAGGACTGTGTTGCAGTCGCATCACCATCTCGTGCTGCGGTTGTTACGACAGGCACTAATGCTGCTGTATTGGCCTGTAACAACACATACACCAAGTCATCTTACTTGGTTCAAGACAATAACTATCTGAAAGTATTTGACAAGTATAATGACAAATACATCAAGATTCCTGCTGCATCAAGCACTGCGGGTCTCATGGCTGCTACCGACTTAGTTGCTGCACCGTGGTTCTCTCCTGCTGGTTCACGCCGTGGTAGGTATGCTGGTATCACAGATATTATTGTATCACCAACCAAAGCAGAGAGAGATACTCTCTACAAGGCTGGTATCAACCCAATCGCAAACATCCCAGGCGAAGGCATCATGCTCTTCGGTGACAAGACAAACGAATCGCGTCCAAGTGCATTTGACCGAATCAATGTCCGCCGTCTCTTCTTGGGTATCGAGCGTGCAATCGCAATTGCAGGTCGCAACGTAATGTTTGAATTCAATGACGAGTTTACTCGTGCAGAATTCGTCAACATCGTTGAACCGTTCCTTCGTGAGATTCAAGGTCGCCGTGGTATCACGGACTTCCGTGTGGTCTGTGACGAAACGAACAACACTCCTGCTGTGGTTGACCGCAATGAATTCATCGCAAGCATCTTCATCAAGCCTGCCCGTTCTATCAACTATGTGACACTGAACTTTGTCGCAGTTAGAACTGGTGTAGAGTTTGAAGAAGTTGTAGGCACGGTATAAGGGGAGTAGAAAAAAATGGCAATCTTAGGCGTAGATGATTTCAAATCAAAACTTAGAGGTGGGGGCGCTCGTCCTAATCTCTTCAAAGCCACTGTCAACTTCCCAGGCTATGCAGGTGGTGATGTCGAACTGACATCATTCCTCTGTAAGGCTGCACAGTTGCCAGCATCAGTAATGAATGTTATTGAAGTCCCATTCCGTGGTCGCCAGCTGAAAATCGCTGGAGACCGCACGTTTGAAACATGGACTGCAACTATCCTGAATGACACGGATTTCACTATCCGTAATTCTATGGAACGTTGGATGAATGGTATCAACTCTCATGCTGCAAACACAGGTTTGACCAATCCAGTGGATTATCAAGCAGACCTCGTTGTTGAGCAACTGGACAGAGATGAAACAGTTCTGAAAACATATAACTTCCGTGGTGCGTTTCCAATTAATGTCAGTGCAATTGACCTTAATTACGAAACAGTAGACACCGTTGAGGAGTTCACAGTTGAGTTCGCGGTTCAATACTGGGAATCAGGCACGACCTCTTAATAGAGGTATAAGTAGTGGGGGTAGGGCAACAACCCTACCCCCTTTATTGACAACAGGATAGGTAATGGCAGAACAGGACAACAGTATTCTCAAACTGTTTGGTTTCGAACTCAAAAGAGCAGGCGAGACTAAACCGAAAGAGAATGAAAAATTAAAATCGATTGTGACCCCAGCTGATGAAGATGGCGCGGGGTATGTTACTGCTTCAGGGTCTCACTATGGTCAATACATTGACATGGATGGGTCTCAAGCAAAGGACAACCAACAACTTATCGTAAAGTATCGAGGTGTTGCACATCATCCAGAAGTTGATGCCGCGATTGAAGATATCGTCAACGAAACAATTGTTGGTGATGATGGTTCATCGTGTGAGTTGAACCTCGATATGGTTGAGACATCTGACTCAATCAAAAAACAAATGACCGAAGAATTCAACGGCATCTATAACATGTTGAAGTTTAATGAATTGGGTCATGACATGTTCCGTTCATTCTATGTGGATGGTCGTATCTATTTTCACTTGGTCGCAAACGAATCAAACCTCAAGGCTGGTATTCAGGAAATTCGTCCTATCGATGCTGCAAAGATTCGTAAGGTCAAGGAAGTCAAACACAAAAAAGACCAAGTGACAGGCGCAAAGATTGTCGAGAAGGTCAACGAATTTTATATCTATCAGGAGAGGGCGGGAACTAATCAAGGCGTAAAACTTTCTCCTGACGCAATATCATATACAAGTTCGGGTCTGCTTGACCCTAGTAAGAGACAGGTTGTATCCTATCTCCATAAAGCACTGAAACCAATCAACCAACTTCGCATGATGGAAGACAGTCTGGTTATCTACCGTCTCGCACGGGCTCCAGAACGTAGGATTTTCTATATCGATGTTGGTAACATGCCTCGTAACAAATCTGAAGCATACATGAAAGACATCATGTCTCGTTATCGCAATAAGATTGTATACGATGCAAACTCAGGCACAATCAAAGATGACCGCAAGCATATGTCTATGCTCGAAGATTTCTGGTTGCCTCGTAGAGAAGGTGGTCGCGGAACAGAGATTACCACACTCCCAGGCGGTGAAAATCTTGGTCAGATTGATGACATCATTTATTTCCAGAAGAGACTGTATCGTTCACTGAACGTGCCAATCAATCGTCTGGAACAAGAAGCGCAGTTCTCATTGGGTCGTTCCACTGAGATTTCACGGGACGAAGTGAAGTTCCAGAAGTTCATTGACCGTCTGCGTAAACGTTTCTCATCCATGTTCTTGGGTATCCTTCGCAAACAGCTTATCATGAAGGGTATCATTACCGAACAGGATTGGGAACAATGGAAACATCAGGTGGGTGTTGACTTCCAAAGAGACAACCACTTTACGGAACTCAAGGATGCGGAACTGTTGACCAACAGACTCCAAACCCTTGACCAAATCTCACAGTATGTTGGTGAGTATTTCTCACGCGAGTGGGTTATGAAAAATGTGATGCACTTCTCTGAGGAAGACATCCAGAATATGAAAGATGAAGTCGAGTCCGAAAATGAAGCGGGCGGAGACGATGAGGAAGAAGTATAAAATGAGTGAAACAGAAACACTGGAACAAGAAGTTGAGACCGTAGAACCTAGTGCGGTTGAAGAACTTATCAATCAGATTACTGCGGGCGACCTAAACAATGCAGAAGGTTCGTTCAAGAGTATTCTTGATGACAAGATGGCAGATGCACTTGAAGCACAACGTGTAGCCGTTGGTAGTCAAATGTTTAATGGAGACGAAGAAGAAGAAGTCTCTGACGAAGATATCGTAGACGAATATATTGAGGATGAAGAAGATGAAACTCTTGAGTTGGGTGCAGAAGATGAGACAGGGCTTGATGCCGACATCGAAACCAGCACCGAAGAAGAAGAAATCACCACCGAAGAAGAAATCACCGCAGAAGAAGAAGCCGCAGTCGAAGAAGACGAAGAAATCTTAGCGGAACTTGAAGATTAATATACAAAATTAGTTTGTAGAAATCTTTTTTTGTATAAATAATGGTATGAAAACATATAAAGAACTTCTTAGTGAGTTGAAAGGACGTAAGCCAAAAGGCGATGTTGTTTTCAACAAAAAGGTCAAGAAACTCCCTGTCCTCATCACTAAGGAAAAGGGTTCTCTGCCTTTTGTTGTGTATATTGATGGTGACCGACTGGATGCCTTCAAATCACAGAAAGATGCAGAGAAGTCTGCGATGCAAGTAGTAAAGGAATTAACATAATGAAACTTATTACTGAATTTACCGAAAACGACACTCTACAATGTATTGTGGAGAAGAAAGAAGATGGCGAGAAGAAATATGTCATCGAAGGCGTTTTCGCGCAGACAGATAAAAAGAATCGCAACGGACGTGTTTACCCGAAACCAATTATGGAAAAAGCGGTAAAGAATTACGTTGATACACAGGTTAGCAAGAAACGTGCTGTGGGTGAGTTGAATCACCCTGAAGGCCCAACTGTTAACCTTGATAAAGTTTCTCACCTCATCACCGACCTCAAGTTTGAGGGTAATGATGTGGTAGGAAAGGCACAAATACTTGACACTCCTATGGGTAAGATTGTTAAAGGTCTTCTTGACGGTGGTGTTCAACTAGGAGTGTCAACTCGTGGTATGGGTAGCCTTGAGCAACGGAACGGCGCAATGGTCGTTAAAGACGACTTTATTCTTAGCACGGTTGACATCGTGCAAGACCCATCAGCACCAGATGCATTTGTTAATGGAATCATGGAAGGTGTCGATTGGGTTTGGGATAACGGTGTTCTGAAACCTCAAGTAATTGAAAAAATGGAGACTGAAATTAAGAACGCTCCGAAACCTGTCTTATATGAGACAAGTGTTCGAGAGTTTAAGAATTTCCTCTCGTTACTAAAATCTAGTATGTAAGGAGTCTAATATGACTGAAGAAGTAAACCAAGAAGTCGAAGAACTCCACGATGAAGTAACAGACGAAATCGTGGATACTCTCGAAGACGAATCGCTTGAAGAAGCTTCTGCTCCTGCCGCTAAAGGTAAGGCTGACACCGCACAACCAGTAACTGAACCAGAGAGCATTGCCTCTGTGGATAAGGCTGCTGGTTCAACACAAAAGTCACCTGAACCAGGCAAGGGCGCTGCAAACGCAGGCGAAAAAGCACCTAAAACAAAAGCTGGTATGATTAGTGCAATGTTCAACAAAATGAGTGGCATGTCTAAAACAGAAATGCAAGACATGTATGCCTCATATATGAAGAACGAATCGGTAGACATGGAAGAAGATGAAGTCATCGCTGAAACCAGTGTTGACACTACTGCCGAACTTGATGCATTGGTCGAGTCTGAAGCAACTCTCTCTGAAGAGTTCAAAGCTAAAACCGCTATCTTGTTTGAAACTGCTGTGAAATCTAAACTGTCTGAAGAAGTAGACCGTTTGGAAGCTGAATACAAAGAAGAATTGGCCGAAGAGATTTCTTCTACCAAATCTGACCTTGTAGAAAAAGTTGACAGCTACCTCAACTACGTTGTTGAGACTTGGATGGAAGATAACAAATTGGCAATTCAAAACGGTCTTCGCACCGATATTGCTGAATCTTTCATGGACAAATTGAAAGACCTGTTTACAGAGTCTTACATTGAAGTTCCAGAATCTAAAGTTGACCTAGTTGACGAACTTTCTGAATCCGTTGAAGAGCTGGAAGGCAAACTGAACGAAACAACTCAGAAAGTCATTGAGACATCTGAAGAACTGGAAGTTTACAAGCGCGAAACGGTTATCCGTGAAGCGTCTCGTGACCTTGCAGAGACTCAAGTCGAAAAACTGAAATCACTCGTTGAAGACGTTGACTTCGACAGCGAAGAATCATTCGCTGAAAAAGTTGGCATCATTGTCGAGTCGCATTTCGCAAAAGAAGTAACTCCTGAAGAACAAGAAGCTATTGTTGAAGATGCCGATACTACGGTTGAAACTTCTGCTTCAATGGACAGATACCTTCAGGCAATCCGTAAAACTGCACCAAGAACATAAGGAAGTGTAACAATGCAAGTATCATACGATAGTCTTATCGAGAAGTGGGCTCCAGTTCTCGATGAAGGTGAGAAAATCCAAGACGCTCACCGCCGCGCAGTAACCGCTGCCGTGCTGGAAAACCAAGAGAGAGCTCTTAATGAAGAAGCTGCTGCCTCTGCTGGTTTTCTTTCAGAAAACGCTGCCGCCCCTGCTAACGCAACGGGTTCAGTAAACAATTTCGACCCAGTATTGATTTCACTGGTTCGTCGCGCCATGCCAAACCTCATTGCATATGACGTTTGTGGCGTTCAGCCAATGAACGGCCCAACTGGTCTCATCTTCGCGATGAAATCACGTTATCAAGGTGGTTCAACATCTAACCGTGAAGCTCTGTTCAACGAAGCTGAGACTCAGTTCTCAGGTGACTCTTCAGGCACTCACGACTCAGACAACGCATCTGGTTTCAATGGTATTGATTCCGAAGGTGCTCGTTTGACTTCACTCGCCGCTGGTGGTATGCCAACCGCTGACGCAGAAGCACTGGGCGCAACTGGTGGTTCTTCGTTCAACGAAATGGGTTTCACCATTGAGCGTCAAACTGTAACTGCCAAAAGCCGTGCGCTGAAAGCAGAATACAGCTTGGAACTCGCACAAGACCTGAAAGCTATTCATGGTCTGGATGCCGAAACTGAGTTGGCAAACATTTTGTCTGCTGAGATTCTGGCAGAAATCAACCGTGAAGTTATCAGAACGGTTAACAGCCAAGCTAAAACTGGTGCTCAACAAGCAAACGTAACCTCAAATGGTATCTTCAATCTGAGTTCAGATGCCGATGGTCGTTGGTCTGCTGAGAAATTCAAAGGTCTGACGGTTCAAATCGACCGTGAAGCCAATGTAATTGCTAAAGAAACTCGTCGTGGTAAAGGTAACGTAGTCATCTGTTCTTCAGATGTTGCAACCGCTCTTGCCGCTGCTGGTTCTTTGGATTATTCTCCAGCAATTAGCAACAACCTGCAAGTAGACGACACAGGCAACACCTTCGCTGGTGTCCTGAATGGTCGTGTGCGTGTATACATTGACCCATATGCCAACACCGATTACATCACCGTTGGTTATAAAGGTCAAAACCCATATGACAGCGGCGTATTCTATTGCCCATACGTTCCACTGCAAATGGTCAAGGCTGTTGGCGAAAACGACTTCCAACCGAAAATTGGCTTTAAGACACGTTACGGTATGGCTTCAAACCCATTCGTAGGTTCTACGCCAAGTGACGGTCTGGCTACTGTTAAAACCAACCAATACTACCGTATCTTCAAAGTCACGAACATCCTGACGTAAAGATACTAAAAATAAGAGTAGGGTTTACCTACCACTATTTTGGGGAGAGACTTCGGTCTCTCCCTTTTTTTGCTTTTTTTTTGAAAAAAGTGCTTGACATTCTCTGATAAATGTCGTATGGTGTATATGTAGTTGAGAGAAAAGGAAACGTTATGAACTACTTGGTTAAAGACGCTGCTACTGGACGGGTTCTGGCTGGTATGTTTGAAGCACTAGAGACTGAACAAGAGGCACAGGGTGCTGCTGCCTATTTCGTTGAGAAGGGTTTTGTTGAAGCAACTGTTATTGAAGAATATGAAGTTGAGTAAAAAAAGTGCTTGACATTATCTGTTTAATTTGGTAATGTAAGATATAACTTGAGAGAGGAAATTAGTTATGAAATATGAAGTAAATATCACTGGTAAAGCAAAAGACACCGTTGTCTTTGATACTGCAAAAGAAGCAGTAAAGTTTGTTCTCACTGAACTGCACGATGTTGGGTTCACTGTGGATGGTCGGACTTACGAAGAGAAGTTCGAAGAAATCACTTGGGTTGGTAAAGGAGCCGTAATCAATGCTTAATAGTCTTGGAAAATTTTGGGTAGAGGTTGATACCTCTGTAACTGGAGAAGAAATCGTAGGATACTTCTTCCCCTACAAAGTAGACCGCGATGCCCGTGTAGAGACACTGGTCAAAGAGTTTGGTGTTGAAGTTATTAATGCGATTGGAGATAAACAATGACACATATGTATTACGCTGATTTGGAAGTTCGTTATGGTGATGGTTCTACTGGAGCTAAACGTTTTGAGGGTGTGTCTTTAGACATCGTTCAGAATCAAGCAATCAGTAAAGTTCGTGAGTTGGTCGCTACATCCAAGTTTGCAAAGCAAATGGATGCTGATAAGACATTCGAAGTCACTGGACACCGTATCTCTTCGGGTAAAGTCGATGTTTGATTATACCCGCCTTCTCTGTAATGCCATGAAGGCATACGAGAATGCAAAGTCTGATTGGGCTCAAGAATACTGGTTGGAAGTCGCTGCTAAGTTAGCACAGAATATCGATAAGAATTAGACGATTTCAAACTGAGAAAATCTAAAGGTCGCATCATAGGTGAGGTATTGAACATCACCTGTGGTAGACTGGAAGGTTACCTGACCTAAGTTGGTTGGGATACAATCTAGGTATCTAATCTTCTTGGTCGTATTGTTATGACTTGACAGGACGTGTAGGGTGATGTCGGAATAGGTAGGGACTTTGGTAAGTCTTTCACTTGGTGATACCTGACCTTCATTCAGATTACGAAGCATCCAGTTATACATCTCTGTGTATGATGTCATGTCTTCGTCAAGAATAATTGTGAAGGTCACATCAGTGAATTGTATCTTGTCACCAGCCAGTGGAACAGATGTAATGCGACGAGTAGGTAACTCAACAGGATTGAGTGTTGCGCCTGGATGTGTTACGGTCTGACAGAAGTATTCCAAGTTTGGATAACGCGCTCTATCAATTACGATACGAAACCCTGTGGGTGTAAGGTAATTGAGATTGCTCGTTAGTTCTTCGTCTAGGAGTTGAACTTGTGAATCAACTGGCATGATATCCTCTTAATCTATACCTCTATTTATACGACTTTTCCCCTTGACTTTCAATGCTATATAGAGTATAATAAGGGTTAAGATGAGGCAAACTATGATTTTAAATAAAGAAGACGCACTATACGCTGCGAATGTCTATACGGAGTTCTTCCAGAACTTTGAACGTATCGACGATTACATGCGAACAATCAAACTAGAACGCATGGGTGGGTTCAACTCACTGCCTGGCATGGGCCCCGAAGAAGACATCTTCGATAAATTTGATATGCACCCCAAAGATATGGAGTTCGTTATCTACGAACCCAAACTCAATGAGTTCATGCAGTATATGGAGATTACCACATCTGCACCCGTCGAGTCATCTATCCCAGGCAAACAACTTAACTTTATCGTAAAGGAAAAGAATACAGGTTTAGTTGTTGGTATGATTCGTTTCGGGTCACCGACTATCAACTCCAAACCACGCAATGAATGGTTGGGTAAACCTCTAGACACAATGAACCCCGAAGTGATGAAACGTTTCAATGACTCGTGCATCATGGGCTTCAATATCGTTCCAACCCAACCGTTTGGTTTTAACTATCTTGGTGGTAAGTTACTTGCCGCTATCTGTTGCTCCCATATGGCACGGGAACGTCTCAATGAGAAATACGATGCAAACATCTGTATGTTTGAGACCACATCCCTGTATGGGTCAACCAAGTCTGCATCTCAGTATGACGGTATGAAGCCGTTCCTGAGACACAATGGTCTGACAGACTCTAACTTCGCACCATTAATCAAC